CTTATTTTGACTATTGAACTCAAAATATTTTTCGTCAAATACCTTGATGGACTTGACAAATAGTAGAAAACAAAAGCAACTGTTGAAACAGATGCAAAACTAGCTGGAGACTGGGTGCCTGCTTCCGAATTTGAAAAAGCCATTGAAAATCTAACTGTTCCACAGCTTAAGGGAAAACTTGATGAACTCGGCATTGAGTACAACAAGAAAGCCCAGAAGGCAGAACTTTTAGAATTGCTGGAAGCTGCTAAATCAGAAATGGAGTAGTCCATGGAACCATTCGCTACAATCGAAGACTTGTCCACATTGTGGCGGGGACTAAAACCGGCCGAAACCAAGAGAGCAGAGGCTCTTTTAAAAGTCGTCTCCGACTCTCTTAGGGTTGAGGCTGAGAAAGTAGGTAAGGACCTCGACAAGATGGTCGAAGCAAAGTCTTATTTCGCCACAGTGGTCAAGTCTGTGACTATTGATGTTGTCGCACGTACTCTTATGACTTCGACCGACCAGGAACCTATGACGCAGTATTCCGAGTCAGCCCTTGGCTACTCTGTCTCTGGGTCTTATCTGGTCCCTGGTGGCGGTCTCTTTATCAAAGACTCGGAACTTAAACGCTTAGGTCTGAAAAAGCAAAGATTTGGGGTGATTGAACTTTATGACAAGGATTAATGGTAGACCGATTGTCTTGATTGACAAACAGGTCATTGGCAAGGATTCGTTTGGTCATCCAAAGACTGCAGATGTGGAGATTGAGGTTGAGAACGTCTTGATTGCGCCTGCAACAACCGAGGATATTACCAATCAAATCAATCTTACAGGTAAAAAAGTTGTCTATACTCTCGCTATTCCTAAAGGGGATATGCACGACTGGACGAACAAGGAAGTTCGATTTTTTGGCCAACGATGGAGAACGGTTGGCGAGCCTTTGGAAGGGCTTGAGCATTTGATTCCGCTCGGGTGGAATAAGAAAGTGCAGGTGGAACGGTATGGCTAGAATGAAATTTAAGTTAAACCGTGCTGGTGTCCGTGACTTGTTAAAGTCGCCTGAGATGCAGGCAGTTTTGACTGACAAGGCAAATGCTATCCGAAACCGTGCAGGCGATGGGTATGAATCGGATATCTATGTTGGTAAGACTCGTGCTAATGCTATGGTTTATGCGGATAGTATTAAAGCTAAGCGGGACAACAAGAAGCACAATACCTTGTTAAAGGCGGTAAAATCATGATTGAAGTTATCACGTTGAACTTTTTGACCGAACATCTTTCTGTGCCTGTCTATACGGAGCACGAGGAAGAGATGCCGGATAGCTTTGTGGTCTTTGAAAAGACCAGCGGTGGGAAAAAGAACCATCTGAACCAAGCGACTTTAGCGATACAATCTTATGGGCAGTCTTTGGAAGAGGCTGCCTTTTTGAACGAAGAAGTCAAACAAGCTGTTGAGAAGATGGTGGAATTGCCGTCTATCAGCAGGGTTGAGTTGAACTCGGACTATAATTTCACAGATACGGAAACCAAACGCTATCGCTATCAAGCGGTAGTGGATTTTATTTATTTTTGAAAAGGAGAAAATTGAATGGCAGATGCAAAACTTGTGTCATCGGCAAAGCCTGATATTGCTGGGGCGATTTCGTCAGCTCCAACAGGAACAAGCCTGCCGACTAATGCAACGGTCAAGCTGAATACAGCGTTTAAGAACCTTGGGTATATCTCAGAGGATGGTTTGACCAACGAGGATACTCGTGAATCGGAAGAGTTGAAAGCGTGGGGTGGTGATGTAGTGGACACTCCACAAACAGGAAAATCAGACAAATTTACCTATACGTTGCTTGAAGTCTTAAATGTGGATGTCTTGAAAGAGGTCTATGGCCCTAAAAATGTGAGTGGTGACCTGGCAACTGGAATTACAGTCAAAGTAAATTCACAAGAATTGCCTGTACATCCGTTGGTTGTTGACATGCTGCTGAAAAATGGTGCTAAGAAGCGTATTGTCATTCCGAACGCTAAGGTATTGGAAGTCGGAGAAATTACTTATGCTGACAGTGAGTTGGCTGGATATGAAACGACTATCCAAGCCTTGCCAGACAGCAATGGAAATACTCACTATGAATATATCAAGGGAGCTAGTGAAGTCACTAGCGTTAGTGGTCCGTCATCATCTTAAGGAGGTTTGAATGTTTGAAGTAAAAACTAGTACAGGTCTTGTGCTTAGCATTGACCAAGACCGTTTGGAAAACTATGAGCTTTTCGAGGCAATCGCTGCTGAAGAATCTGGAGACAGTAGTGCCATGATTCGGATTGTCAACTTGTTACTTGGTGACGAAGCGAAGAAACTCAAGGACCATGTCCGTACAGAAAAAGGACTGGTGCCTATTTCTGCTCTTGGTGCTGAAATCAAGGATGTCTTTGAACAAGTCAAAGACTTAAAAAACTCGCAATCCTCGCCAGAATGATTGCAGTAGATGAGGATGCTCTTGTCTGTGATTTGGCTGAAACCTATGGCATATATGATTATCGACAGCTACCTATAACTCGGGTAGCTGTTTTTGCTTGTGGTTTAAGTGAGACATCACGGATCAAGAAGGTCTTGTCTGGTCAGAAGGAAGACTTGGATACTCTGTTGCTTGCAGGTATCTATGACACAGTGCGTTTGCTATTTTGGACTAAAACTAAGGACGGACAGGCTGGACGGAATCGTCCAAACTCTGTCACTCAAGCCTTGGAAGGGTCGAAAGCGGAACGTGAAGAGAGGGTCTTCTCATCTGGTGAGGAGTTTGAACGTGCTATGCGTGCGCTAGAAATAGAGATTGGAGGTGAGGAGCATGGCGACTGATTTGGGTTCTGCTTATGTGCAGATAGTCCCGTCCGCGAAAGGGATTAGTGGGTCAATTTCAAAATTATTGGGTGGCGAAGTTGATAGCGCTGGTAGGTCAGCTGGGTCAAGCCTTGGAGCCTCGCTCGTATCTGCTTTAAGTGGTGCACTTGCAGCAGCAGGAATCGGGAAAATAATTAGTTCGGCATTAAGTGCTGGGGCTGATTTACAACAATCTTTTGGTGGTCTGGATACTATTTATGACGGTGCACAAGAATCTGCTAAGAGGTTTGCAAAAGAGGCTTACAAGGCAGGTGTTTCTGCAAATACATACGCAGAGCAAGCTGTATCCATGGGTGCGAGCTTAAAACAATCACTTGGTGGTGATTCGACCAAAGCGATTAACATGGCTAACAAAGCAATCATGGACATGACAGACAACGCTGCGAAAATGGGAACGGATATAGGTGTTATTCAGCAGACTTATCAAAGTCTTTCTCGCGGAAACTATGCCATGCTAGATAATCTAAAACTCGGCTTTGGTGGTACAAAGTCAGAAATGGAACGATTATTGAAGACTGCTGAAGGTTTGCCGTCTGCTATGGGACGTAAGTTTGACATCAGTAACTACGCGGATGTTGTCGAGGCTATCCACCTTGTACAAGAAAGCATGGGGATAGCTGGAGTTGCAGCTGCTGAGGCTCAGGATACCTATTCAGGGTCATTAGCTGCTATGAAAGCGAGTTGGGAAAATACACTGGCAGGATTGTCCCTGGGCGAGAACATCACGCCACAATTACAATCCTTGGCAACGACGACCTCTAATTTCTTATTTGGGAATTTTTTCCCTATGGTTGGTAATATCTTCAAGGGCTTGCCGACAATGCTTGGGACTATTCTTGGAGATGGTTTAGGTAGAGTCTTTGGCGGAGAAGTATCTGGGAAGGTCATGGGTGAGTTAAATAAACTAAATGAAATCATCTTGACATTTTACGATATGACTTTTGGTTCCTTGAGCGAGAAAGACAATATCGATATGCTCGAAAAGGTTGGCTTTAGTAAAGAAACAGCTTCAAAGATTGTGTCTTTATCCAGTCAAATTGGGTCGGTCATTACGTCGTTTTATGACATGATTTTTGGGTCGTTGAGTGAGAAAGACAATATTGATTTTATGGCTCAAATGGGGGTCGATGAAGGTACTGCAACAACGATTGTCAATTTTGCAAATACAATTCGAACTGGCTTTGAGGGTGTTTGGTCTACTGTACAGACATTATTTGGACAAGTTCCTGGTTTCTTCTCTTCGATTATTGGAGCGATTGGACCAATCATAACGACTATCATGGATGGGATTTCAAAACTGGACTTTTCAGGTATCCAAACGTTGATAGAGTCTGTTTTGCCAGCAGTTCAAGCAGGTTTCCAGACCTTCATGAGCATTGTCAGTCCTGCCATTGATTCGGTCGTTCAATCGTTTGTGTCTATGTGGAATGCGGCACAGCCTTTGATAACCATTTTGAGCGGTGCTTTGATGCCTGTTTTTCAAATTCTGGGGTCATTCCTTGGAGGAGTCCTCAAAGGTGTCTTGTCGGGTGTGTCGTTTGCATTTGATGCTTTGAAAGTTGCTATTGAGTTCTTGACACCCGTAGTCGATTTTTTGGTACAGGCTTTGAATTTCGTTCAGCCTGTGCTGAGCACGATTGCTGAATGGATTGGTGTGGCTATCGGTATGTTTGGTAATCTGGGTACAGCTGGGCAAGGTTTGAGTGCCTTTATCAAGTCGGCTTGGACCAATATTCAATCAGCTATTCAGACGGCTGGGAATATCATCCGAACGGTCATTGACTGGATCAAGTTGGCTTTTTCTGGTGCTGGAAATGCTGTTGGTGTGCTTAAGAATGTCTTTTCCTTGGCTTGGATGGGTATTCAAGATGCCATTCAAGTTGCGAAAGGGGTCATTGATGGTGTTATCTCTGGCATCAAGGGTGCTTTTACAAGTTTTCAAAGCGTTGTATCTAGCGTCGGCGGTGCTGTCAATGGGGTTATCACTAATGTTATTTCTACCATTAGAGGAATTGCTAATATTGACCTTTCTGGGGCAGGTTCCGCCATCATGAATGGCTTCTTGGGTGGTTTGCAGTCTGCTTGGGAGGGTGTCAAGAGTTTCGTAGGCGGTATTGCTGGCTGGATTGCGGAAAACAAGGGTCCTATCTCATACGACCGTGTACTTTTGAAACCTGCTGGTCTTGCTATCATGCAAGGTTTAAACACCAACTTGCAAGTGGGATTCAAGGACGTCATGGGAACGGTATCCGGTATGGCTGGAGCAATTGCTAAGCCTTTTGAAAATCAATCTTTGGCCTATGATATGACGTCAAGTGCATCGGTGGATGTACGTCGAAACTTGCTGTCTTCTACTGGTGATTTGGCTGGAAATGATGGCGGAAATAGTTTAGCTACTCGTCTGGCGAACATCGAGCGATTCCTATCTGCTTTGGTGGATAAGGAGTTGGCAGTTTATCTGGACGGTGAGAAATTGGCTCAGAATAGTTACATGCATCAAGGAGCGATTATGGCAAGGGAGGGTATTTAATGAACTATATGATTATCAATGGCTTAGATACTTCGACCTTGGCAGATTGCCATGTTCTTGACTTTGGTAAAGCACAAACTTCAGTCGAGCGGTCTGAACAAGTCGAGGTCTTCGGTGCCAATGGTCAACTACATGTCAGCGAGGGTGCGTATGATGGCTACAACAGGACATTTATCATCACGCTACGACATTTGGCAGATGCTATGCGCTTGATTGAGGTTTTTCAGTCGGAAAATAATACAGTAGAATTCGGCTATCTGAGGGATAGCATTTTTTACTGTAATTTGGTATCTAGTAGCTACGTGCCACTTGGTCCACATCGTTGGAAGGTGGAAATTACGGTGTCCATGCATCCGTTTCGGTATGTTAAAAATCCAGCTGACGTCGTTTTGACCTCATCAGGTTCTGTGCAGAATCCAGGTACGGTCTATTCTGAACCTATCATCATCATAGAGGGTTCGGGACGGGTGACCTTGACCATTGGTCAGCAATTGATGGAGTTAGAACTAGATACTCGTGCGACCATCGATTGTCGGCATAAGCGACAAAATATCTATGACAAGAATGGTGCTGTAAAGAACACCATTCGCAAACGTGGTCCATTCTTTGAGATAGCTGTTGGAAGAAGCGGTATTGCAACAAGTGGAACTGTCTCAAAAATAACAATCAAAGGGAATTGGAGGTACAAGGTTTGATTTATCTAAAAGACGGTAATATCCCGCTTAATCTTGCTTACGATGATGACATCGTGCAGGAGGCCAATAGCACCTACCAACTTTCCTTTAAATTTCCGCTGACTGATGGGAAGTGGAATCTGCTTAGACGGGAAGTTTTTCTGCTGGCTGATGATCTACACGGTGAACAGGAATTTTTTATTTTTGAAGTAAAAAAAGCCAAAGGTCATGTGCAGGTCTATGCTAAGCAGGTCGCAACATTATTGAATTACTACTCTATCAACTCTATTTCGGTTGACAGGGTACCAGGGCAGACGGTTATGACTGCTTTGGCAGGTAGCGTTAAACGACCATGTCCATTTACGTTTTTTAGTGATATATTAGACCGTCATACGTTTAATGAGTCCAATGTATCTGTAATGGCTGCTTTGGCCAAGGATAAACACTCTATTGTCGGTCAGTGGGGTGGTGACTTGGTGCGTGACAAGTACCAGGTTAAATTGTTGAAAAATGGCGGCATTGAGAATGAGTCGCTATTTATGTATAAAAAGAATCTCAGTAGCTATGAAGAGTCTGAGAACATTAACAACTTAAAGACACGATTGCATCTCAAAAAGACGATCAAAGGACAGTCTGAGGGTGAGGCAGACCGTGTAATTGCAGTGACTGTGGATAGTCCGTTGATTGGGCAATATCGTCAAATCTACGAAGCAGATATTGAGGTCAATGACCAAGATGTGACAGATGTGGCTAGCTTAACTGCCTACGGGAAACGTTATTTCAGTTCAACACTTTGCGATTTGGTTGAAAATTCTATCAATCTGGATGTCAAAGGCAAGTCTGATGTATCTGTTAAGATGTTCGACATGGTAAGTGTATTCCACGAGCGATTCGATGTGGATTTGCGTTTGAAAATTTCTAGCTACCATTTCGGACCGATGTCTAAGCGATTGAAGTCAATTGGTTTTGGCAAGGTGTCGCAGTCATTTGGCTCGACAGTAGCGAGCATGGTCGCTGGCAGTGTTGATAAAGCAACTGGAAGATTGTCAGCATCCTTTGAACAGAAACTGCAGAAGGAAATTGACAATGCAAACCGCCATTTCGACGCTGAATTCGACAAGCGAGTTGAATCCATCAATGACGGTATCGAGCAAGCCCAAGCTGAGGCTGAGCGGTATGCTGACGCTATTAAACAGGAAATTGATACTGAAATCGCCCAAGTCAACCAATCCATGCAAGCACAATCCGAGGAACACGACAGACAGGTCGCAGACATCTTGTCCAAGACTCAATCTGTCGAATCACTTGCCAACCAGGCAAAGTCGGGTGCTGCTAGTGCATTGGCTAGAGCTAACCAGGTAAAGACCGAGGCTATCGCAGATGCGAGAGCGCAGGTAGCGACAGTCAGTCAAGCCTTAAACACTGCCAAGTCCGAACTGCAGACGGCTATCGCTAGTGCTGACCAAAAGGCTAGAGATAGCCAAGCAAGTGCTACAGCTTTGCGAAACGACCTTAACTTGCAAGC